GTTTGAAGTTCTGAAGCATAGCGATTAAAGATTCCGCGCTCTCCCGAATGACTCTCATAGATGCTACTCCACTCACGCATAAACTGACCAACATCAGGACGTACATCGTACACTGCACTGTTGTTAGCCAAAGCCCGTTGACCGTTACCGTCCCACCAGTTACCTGCCTTAGCGTGAGCCATACGATCATCGCTCAAGTCAGACAAGCTAATCATGGCAGAGCGTCGGACTCCTCCCACGACGACAACCTCGCCGATTTTACAAAGAATGTCGTGTGCCTCAAGGCTTGTAAGCTTACGGCCAGTTGCAGTTTTGAACTTGCTGACCACATACTTAAAGAGTTCAACGAGAGGCTCCGGGCCAGAAGCTCGTCCACCAAAGGTTTTAAGCCTTGTGCCAGCAGCTCGAACTGAACTGACATCCCACTTAGGTACTTCACCTGCATAGAGCAAGGCGATAACTTGTCGCAGAGCTTTTGCCCATCCTTCCTTGGAGTCTTTAACGACAACCATAGACTCAGACTCAAAGAGCTGAGAAGGGATCTCAGGAAGCTTATTGACATACTTTTGCTCCACACTAAAGCCAACACCAGTACCACACAGCAGGATGTACATAGCCTCATCAAAGGCTTTAGGATCATCAATGGGCAGGTATGAGCAGTTATAGCCTGCAATGTTCTGACGTTCCAGAGCATCCCCAGCAGTCATGATAGCCCGCATAGAGGGAACCACATCCAGAGCTGTGACAGCATCCTGAAGCTTACCACGAAGCTCAGAAGTAAGCTCATAGTTGTGGTTCTTCTTCAGGTGTTTAGTCATGAAGTCGAAGTAGCGAGATACAGTCTCATTCCAGTGCTCACGACGGCCTTTATCGTCAAGGAACCGTGCGTAACGGCTCTTGGCGATGTACTCGTTGTAAGCGTTCATTTTAAACGTCATTTAGCATCCTCTTTAATTTATCTTGGTTTTCTTCTATCTTATCCTCGAACGCTTCGACAAGTTCATCACTGTGGAGGTCTAGTAGTTCCATCAGTGTGATCTCATCGAGGCTTGAAAGACGCTCTTTCAGTTCTTCAAGCGTTATTTCGCTCATGCTTATCAATCTCCCGCTGGAGATACCAGAGAGCCTTCTTTAAGTCCTCTAAAGGCTTCCCTTTGTGATTGTGTCGAGCAATGTACTTGATAGTATTAGCTAGACGGAAGTTCAGATTCCAATCTTCAATGACATCAATCACCTCGTACTTACCTGCAGTATAGTGCTGAGGTGAATTAACAGCATCATTCTTTTTAGTTTCTTTCACTTCAAAGGCATCCTCATCTTGCCATGTACTGATCTTGGTATAGTCAGGGCTAAACACATTCACATTAACATACTTGTTGTAGCCTTCGCAGACCACACAAGGCTGTACATTCTTATCAAAGGAACCATAGAAGCAGGTATTACACTTGTGCTCACTTGGAGTCTTTGTCATCATTCAGTTCCTCAACTAGATCTGCAAAGTTCTTTCGCTTGTACTTTTTACGGTTAGCTTTACGTTCAGCTTCCTTGTTTTCCATGTCTTCTTTGATAGCGTCAAAGTTATCGGCATAAAAAGTAACCATCTCATTGATCTGGTCTGCAAAGCGAACAAGTTTGTTGAAAGCAACAGACAAGTCTTTAGGGCCATAGGCGCTGAAGTCCAGGCTCACAGCACGGTTACAGTCATGGATTTCAATAGAGGCATCCAAGCCATAGCTGTAGTCCCAAGATTCAACAGAGCACTGTACAGAGGCAAGGCCTGTGTCTTTATTCAAGAAAGCACGTTTATTGTACTTGATCTTCTTTTTGCTCATTTCCATATTTCCTTTGTAAGTATTCAATACTGAGGAACATCTCATCGAAATGTCCATCATTGACTTCATTCATCACTAACAGGCCACGCCAATGTCGGTTACTCAGTTGATCCATGTAAGACTCATCATGTAGATAATAGCTACCAGCGATGATAGCACAGATAGGTTTACCATCTGCTCTCTTACCATAGGCAATCTGCTTACCTTGTTGGTGTCCTGCAACACAAGACATATGTAGCTTGTTAATAATAGCAGCGGCACTACCAGCGGGTCGCCCCATAGCTCCCACAGGCCAGTAATGATTAAAGCCCACGCCATTAATGAAAACAGGACGGAGGAAAGGATAAACTTCCCAATCACGTTCATAGTCCAAGTCCTTTGTAGAGATCAAACCTTCCAAGGTAGGATTATTGTTCACAGCCCTGTCGATACGATTCTCATGGTTACCCAGAGTCAGTACCATACGAGGCTTATAAACTTTCTCCTTGTTCTTCCGTTGTCGGGCCTGCAAGTCCTTCAAAGGCTTCAGAAGCAACTTCATCGCTTCCTTAGCAACCTGGATGTCAGTCTTGTAACGAAGCCCTTCAAAGTACTTAGAACCTTTGATGTCATGACTACTGAGGCTAGGCATATCAGCGAAATCCCCCAGATTAACCACAACATCAGGACGATACTCACAGATGGCTTCTCCGGCCCATGTAAGATGCGAAAGCGGAACACCTTCTTTAACCTGACAGTCCGGGATTACAAGGATACGCATTATCGGTCATCTCCGCTACCTCCAATGGTCAGTCGTTCTGCACGAGAGGCCAGCTTTTGAAGGTTCTTAGAAGCAATGTCTGCCAAGCTCCAGCCCATCACAGTAGACAGACCAGCAAGCTGCCAGAACACATCTCCCATCTCCTTCTGAAGGCCTTCTTCGTCCAAGACACCATCACGAATCCACTTGGCATACTTACCAGCAACTTCACCAGCCTCCGAGGTCAGATTCGCTACCATGTAAGCAGGATTCTTAGCTGT